GAATGTCAAGTGCTTTCCCGATATCATCAAACGCCATTGTTGTTCCTCAGAATTAAACATCAGTTCCTTGTGATGGAGAATATTGTTGGAAATCTTGATAGAACGAAGATAATTCGTTGAATCCAAAGTCATCACCAGCAACAATAAGTGCATCGTCACCAGTGAGAGGAAGTGATGCATCCCTAGAACCACTGATGAGATTTATAACAGATCCAGCAACGTGATCAGTGATGGTAGTTCCATCAACTCCTCTATAAACAGTGAGTTCATTTCCACTGATGGAACGGACTTGCATGTTTTCATCACCAATATTAATGAAATCGTCAACGCTAAATCCTGATGCACTGTTAACTGAAAGTACGGTTTGTTCTGCGGTCAAGACTTTATTGATTGCGTTAGTCGCATCATCATTGTAATCCTTAAGAGCTCTTGGAGTAGCTGCATACCTTTGAACTCTCTTTGCAGTAAGTCTGTTCGTATCATCTTTATAGTCAACTGTGACTTTTTTGATGAGACCATCAGAGTTGTCTGCAATTGCACCAAACAGATAAGTCTTTGCAGTAAATGTGAGAGTACTAATCATCGCACGACGATTATCAAAACTACCCTCATAATCATCAGTCATATTGATGTTATCAAGAGTGATTGGAACATCTCTCTTTTCACCAATAGAACTTACAAGATTGATTGTGATATTCAATCCTGGCTGAAAATATGGAAGAATTTGTTCCAGAATCTGCAACATGTCATCATTCAACTTTGTTGCAATACTAAGTTGAAAGTTAATATTATATGGAACAGGCATGTAAACCTTCTTGATGTTCCCAAGTTGTCCTGTATTACAGGTCTTGAAGGTTTGTGTAATGGATGCCTTTCTGGTCGAATCGTATGAAATACCAGTCATCTCAAAAGACATGCGAGGTAATGTAATCGCAGCTCTTCCTTGCAACTGTGGTTGTTGTTCAATCTTGGCCAAAAACTTCTGCATCGGGCCATAAGCCAGAGGCACTTTCATACGACTTTGTACATCGTCATTATTATCAGTATGACGAATTTCAATATTATTGAATAGAGTACCAAAACCGATGACGGTTTTTCTCAAAATTTCGTGATAAAAGTATTGACCAAACATGATTTTTTCTAACTATTTAGAAAGTGCCAAATGGATTGGTCTCACTGAAGTCAAGAATTCCTCCATCGGCTTCATTTTCAATAACAATGTTCTCTGCATATGCATCATATTGATCATCAAGTAGAATGGACTTGATGACATATCTTCCCGTCGAACCTATTCCAGGATTCGTCAATGTTGTTGCGGTTCCAGTAAGAACTTCCCCAACTCTAAATGGATCTGCAATGTTTGAAACCTTGAGAATTCTTGTATCGAGATCCCAAGACTTGACGCGAGCTGTGGACAGTGAAGATTCTCCTCTGATAACTTCGTTGATAAAGAAGTTTCCAGTTGCAATACCAGAAGATGAAGGCGCTGCAATTGTAACTGTTGGAACCTGAGTATATCCGAATCCTGCATTTGTAAATCTGATTGCAGAAATGGTTCCACCAGCACTTACAACTGCAATGGCTTGTGCATTTGCTGTTGTTACACCAGCTGGCGAAGTTGAGATTGAAACAACAGGTGTAGTGACATACTGCGAACCAGCAACATCAATCGAATCAATGTAAACGACACCTGTAGTCCCAATACCTGTTCTGGCGGATGCCCCTGACCCGCCAGCACCACTGAAAGTGATTGTTGGAGGTTGTGTATAGCCAAAACCAGGATTTGTAATCAGAACCTGTTTGATCGAATATGTTGTAGATCCAGATCCTGCATTACTTGTTGTGATAGCTACAGCAGTTGCATTTGCAGTGGAACTACCATTTGGTGATGTGGAGATCGAAACTGCTGGAGGACTTGAGTATCCATATCCATCATTAATTAAAATAATCTGATTAACAGCACCATTGCGAATACCACCAGTTGCGGTTGCAGTTGTTCCTGATCCTGCGAGAGTAAATGTTGCAATGTATCCCTTATCCTCTACGTTATCATCAATTTCCTCAATACCAGTATCGATGACTTCATCCTCATATTCATACAATTCACATGTGAGTTGATACATGTAAAGTTTACCAAGTTGGTAAAATGGATTCTCATGTTCTACAAACTTGATTTCAAAAAGACTATCTGAAAGTGGGAAGTAAATTAAGTCACCTTCTTTTGGTCTTGTTACCAGTATCTCTTCTGTTGGATTATCTGCATAGAAAGGAGAAATGAAATCTTCATACCTTTCTTTAGAGATTACAAGTGTAAGTTCATCAGTAGTTCGAATACCGAACTTGGTCATCAGGTCTCCAGAACCTTGGAAACCCTCATAGTTTTGAACGTATGCTTCTAAGATAAAATTATCATCAAATCTTGCAAGAACATTCTCTTTCATCACAGTTTTTGTTCCCAAAAACTTTCTTGGCATGTAGTAAATATCCACGCCAAACATTCTCAACTGTTCGTTGATAAGGTCTTGAACTAACCTTTGTTCTGATGGAGAACCGTGTAGAAAGAATGGATTTAAAGCCATTAGCCGATCATGTCCATTGGGGGAAGTTCATAATCAAATGTCATTCTCTGTTGAATTTCAGCCAACTCTCTGAGTGCATCCTCATAGATTTGTCGGCCATTGAGTTCAATACCACCAGGAAGTTTGACTCCCTGATACTTACTCATGTTTTGTCCCCATTGTTTCTTAATGAGTGCTGTAAGGAATTTCTTTAAGAAACTATCATTGTAAATTTTCTCATTCTCAGATGGATCCAGTACGCGGAAACAATCAATCACGACGTATTCGTTTGCAGCCACACCTTTCCAATCTAAATCGAGGTACAATCTGTTACCACGTTTATTATATCTAATTTTCTTGTCGGGACTTACTAAGAATTGAATTGTTTCCAAATACTCTTTAGTCATTGAGTATGTCAACATCTCAATAGAACTAAAGTTATAAACATCATTCAGGAAAATCTGATAAGAAATACTGAACATGTTTTGTGTAATAGTATTGTCATCAAATCTGAAAATACCATTGATTCCGATAACATGATCGGGAATTTCGATGTAATTTTTTGCTTCTGTAAATTCTGTTTTAGTTGTAATAAAGTGGGTTGAACCAATACCCGTACTACCAGTAAATGTTACTGCAACACCACTTGCAGCTTCCCCACTATTTCTTGCAAGTCTGATTTGATTTCTGTTGTCAGCGATTGCGTAGAGTAGGACACTATCGGTAGAAATACCAAGGAAACTTGTAGTTCCCACTCCAGTAATGGATGTGGTCACAATTCCAATCGAAGTTGAACCTGCACCGAAACTGTAATAAACTGGTGAACCAGTTATAAGTCCGTGATTTGGGATGGTAATATTATTTGCACTGATACTTACAACACCAGACTTTTCTGGATTGAAAACATCCGATTTAATACCAGTTGAAGCTACGGTATTACTTCTAGCTGCATCAATATCCGCCTGAGTAATCTGGTGTTTGAGATACATTTTCTCAACACCATCAAAATGTCTTTCTTGGAAATACTGAATCGCATCATCGACAAGATCATCAATTTGATCATCATCGACGTTAATTTCCAAAACAGGCTCACCCAGCTGTCTTAGGCAATAATCAATAAGTTCTTGTCTAGTGCTAGGTTTTGCCATGAATATAAAACTAGCTTCCTACTATTTAGTGGTCGTTTTTTTGGTGGTAGAAGACTCATTCCACCCATTAGATTTATTTTTCAAAACCTCATATTCTATTTTTAATTTATTGTACTCTTGACTCAAACTAACCAATTTAGCTTCAGTCAAGAGTACCTGTTTTTGTAATTCAATCACTTTGTTAAGTGAAAGTTCAATGATGACATTTGCATCAAGTTCAATATTAGAATTGTCCACAATCAATAGTGTCCGTCCATGAAGGAACGCCAGAAGCGTTCGTTGTCAGAATAAAGTTAGAAGTTTGAATACCTGCACTTGGAGTTGCAGTTGATGTTACTTGACCATTTGCATCAAAGTATGCAACACCATTGGTATTTGTTCCAGTTGAGAGGAATAAGTCTGCAACAGTAGAGACTCCAGTTACTCTCAGATTTGTGAAAGTAACGTCTCCAGCAGTAACACGACTGCCAGTTGCAGTAATGTCACCACCAGTAAGTGAAGTATAATTGACAGTTGTAAATGTTGCAGCTGCGGATGATGCAGCGCCAATTACAGTGCCATCAATATTACCACCGTTGATATCGGCGGTTGCAATTGTACCTGTACCCGTTACGTTGAGAGTATTTATTGTTGCAGCTGCAGATACATTGACATCATCAAGCTCTGCAAGACCATCAACAAACAGGTTCTGCCATTCTCTAGATGCGTTACCCAGATCAAGTGATCCATCACTATCTGGTAACCAATCTTGATTGACTTCAAAACCACCCTGGGTCAAGTTCCAGAAAATAGTCTTATCTCCGTCACTACCTGCGTGGACGAAGAATCCACCACCATTAGCAGTTGTATTTGAAGCCGTTGCAGTTGAAGCAACACCGATTGTCTTATCTTGAACATCAAGTCTTTCGACATTGATGATAGTTTCAGTTCCCTCAACCGTTAAGTTGCCGAGAACAAGGAGATCATTAGAGATCGTAACACCACCACCAACAATGATATCGGTAGCAAGACCAACTGTGATTGTGTTGTCGGTCAGTGTTGTTCTGGTTTCGTTATTTGTAGCTGCTACGGTAAATGTATCAACAAGAAGATTTACCCTATCTGTACCAGCAGCACCAGCACTGATGACCATACTGGATGGAACATCTTGGAATGTAAGTGATCCAGAGCCATTTGTAACCAGAATCTGATCTACAGATCCATCAGCAACTGGGAAACTATACTTAGTTCCACCAGAACCAAGAGTGAATGCAGATGTAAATGTACCAGCAGCACTAACTACATCTGATGAAGTCAGTGCAGTAATAACACCAACTGGTGAACGGAGTGCAGTTCCAGCATCTACAGTTCCGTCAACATCCAGAATGTTTGATGCAAAAGTTAGATTCGCATTATCGGTTAATGCACCAGATGCACCAGCAAGAACTACACGATCCTGGGTGAGATCGGAAACAGTTGCAGATGAGAGAACAGTTTCACCACCAGAAACATCCAAGCCGCCGTTCATGTCTACGGCACCAGTGAATGTCGCAGCAGCTGATACTGTTACGTCATCAAGAATAGTTTGACCGTCTACATCGATGGTTCCTGCAAACTCAACATTATTGTTAAATGTGGAAACACCAGTTACATTTAAACCATCAGCACTAACAACTAAACCAGAACCACCAGAAATATCAACACCTACATTCGCATCGATTGGACCAGCAAAAGTAGAAACTCCACTATTAACAATAATCTCACCAGTTACTGTGAGTGTAGAACCATCAAATGTGAGGTTTGAACTATCCTCAAGAGCACCCGAAGTACCAGCAAGAACAACTCTACCAGAAGTTAAGTCACTAACTGTAGCAGAAGAGAAAATAGATTCTGCACCCGTGACATTAATACCACCATTGGCATCAATGAGTCCTGTGAAAGTAGATGCGGCCGATACTGTAACGTCATCAAAGATGGCTTGACCATCGACATCAATTGACGACTGGAACAGAACTGCACTGTTGAAGGTGGATACACCAGTTACATTTGCACCGTCAGCACTTACTACAAGTCCAGCGCCTCCAGATACGTTTGCACCACCGTTGGAATCTACGAGACCACTAAATGTAGAAATTCCAGAGACAAGTAATGCACTATTGAATGTTGCGTCGGTATTAAAACCAGCTCTAGAATTTACGGTGAGAGTATCTGTATGACTATCACCAATGGTGACATCACCGTTTAGATTGAGACCTTGAGAAAAGGTTGCAACACCAGTAATATTTAAATTACCAGCAACTAAATCTGTAATAGAGGTTCTTGTGGCAGTAAGAATACCAGCAACATTCCAACCGTCAATTTGACCATTAGAATCTACAATCGCAACAGAAGAATTGATGAGAGACCCATGGGCATGATCCATGAGTTTGTATGTATATTCTCCACCAAGTTCGACTGGGTTACCAGAAGCATTACCAATGAAAAGACGACCAGCTTTATTTGCGGAAGTTCCCGCTGTTCCATCTTCAACAGTTACTGCGAGTTCTCCATAGTCCACAGCAGAAGGAGCAGTCGCACCAGTAGATCTAAAGATCCTAATCTTACTGGCCATTAGAATGTGCCTCCGTTAACGTCTAAGTTGCGTGTATTACCAGGGGTTAGCGTATTTGTTGCTATCCACTGTGATGTGTTTGCGTCATAAACCAAAACAGAACCATTTACTACTGCACTAACGTCAGTATCTGTCAAACCAGCTAGTGTTCCACTTACACCAGTGGATGTTGTTGCAACCTTAATTGCACTTTGTTGACCAATACGAACTTTTATATCAGCCATTTAAACACTCCTACTTAGTTGCACTTTCTCTAACCAAAGCCGAACCTTCAACAACACGTTCCTTTGTGC